AAAGATGAATGTATTAAATGCGGAAAACAAGATTTTCCCGAAGCTATTTTTGAAGGCAAATGCTTGGATAAAATATCTAAAACTAAATATGTTTCGCATAAGAAATCAAAAAAATAAATATTATCTATATAAAATTAAAACTAAACAAAAAACAGATACTATAACTGGATTAATTTTAATTGCATCAAATGATATCTCGTCACAAAAGTTGATTAAGTGAGCAAACTACAAAAACACAAATTTTATCTTATTGTTATGACGATAATAATAATATATCAAATAAAAAAAATTGAAAAATAAATATATAAATAGATGCGATATATTATTATATATATCAAAAAAAAAATGAATAAATTGAGACGCTTAACATATTTTGGCGATATATATGCTATTATGGCAAATATCACCACCCCTAACAAAAAAGTAGACCTTTTTTAATTATTTAATTTTTATTTATTTAAAAATGATCCTGACTTACAAATGGATTGCAATCAGTCTGGCTCTATAAAGATATTCCCGACATATTCTAAATCATTTGAAATTACCTAGTCGTGATAAAGGTATTGATTTGTTAGCTAGAATCAATAATAAATATTATGCCATCCAATGTAAATTTAGACAGGATCCAAATGAAGTCATTTCCTGGACCGAATTATCTACTTTCTTCGGATTGTCATTTGGAATCACCAATAAAATTGCTGGTGGATTTTTCGTTACTAACACTCGAACATTATGTCAAGAGGTTATTGATTCGGATTTAGTTGTGCCAATTTATGATGACTATTATGATTCGATTCCTAGAAGTTTTTTTAGAAACATTGATGATACCATAATTGAATACAAATGTAAATATCCATTAAGACACCAAAATAACACTATAATTTCCGGATTCATGCATTATTTATTAGATGATAAAAATAGAGGCTTTTTAGAAATGGCTTGTGGTGGAGGTAAAACTTTGACATCATATTGGTTATCTCAATCATTATGTCCTAATAAAACAATTGTCTTTGTACCATCACTTCATTTACTATCACAGTTTTATGTTGATTGGGTCAACCAGTCTTATGTGGAGGGTAAATCCATTAATTATATACTGATTGGATCCGATGCCGATATTGATGAAGTCAAATACAAAGGCAATGGATTGATATTGACCACTGATCCGGATAGGATTAAAGAATGTATTAAGGATAATACCGTTGTTATTTGTACCTATCAAAGTTCTGATAAACTAGCCGAAGCATGTGGCAAAGATATTATATTCGATTTTGGGATTTTCGATGAATGCCATCGTACAGTCGGCCAGAAAAATAAGCAATTTAGTCGAATGCTGAGAGATAAGCACATGATTATCAAACAAAGATTATTTATGACCGCCACTCCTAAAGATTATGATGGAGACAATGATGATATTGTTGGGATGAATAATGAAGCAGTTTATGGCGAGAATATTTATACTTATAATACGGGCCAAGCTATTGCAGATAATAGATTAACCGATTATCAATTATTATCAATTGTCGCTACTAATAAATCAATTAGATCAGATATTGAAAAAAATAAGTTGGTCAAGTATAAAAATAAACTAGTTGATCTAGAAGCCAATTATTTAGGAATAATACTGGTGTTGTTGAAAAAGTTTCATGATGGGACTATCAACCATTTGATAACATATCACGGGACTGTACTTAGATCGAGAAAATTCGCCAAGTTGTTGGTAAAGATCAACAAAATATTATACAATGATGATATATTCATAGAGAGCGTAGATGGATCCGATTCAATGAATTCTAGAAATAAAATCATTAGGGATTTTAATGGAGCTAATCGTGGTATTATATGCTCGGCTAGAGTGTTTAACGAAGGAGTCAATATACCAATTGTTGATTCAGTTTGTTTTGTGGATGCTAGAGAAAGTGTTACGGATATTATTCAATGTGTGGGCCGAAGCCTAAGATTATATCCGGGAAAGAATATGGCTTATGTTATTATACCTGTATTTATCGAGAATTTTGATGATGATTTTGATAAAGATGCTTTCGGAACTGTTATTAAAGTGATAAAATCGATGAAAAATACAGACGAGAGAATTGTCGAATGGTTTAGATCGCGGGATAATGGTGGAGTTGGTGGTAATGCTAGAAGTGTAGTTGTTATGGAAACATATGGTGATATTAGCAAGAAAATCGATTTTGATGTATGGGAAAAAGCAGTTGGTGCACGGTTTTGGAAAATAGTTGATCAATGGATATGTATATATGATAAGGCTAAAAATTGGATTGAAAAAAATGGCCGAATTCCATCAATGAATTCTGGAGATTTAGAGGAAAAACGTTTGGCCGAATGGTGTAATACACAACGTCGATATAAAAAACTAAATTATTTGTCAAATGAAAGGATTGAACTACTTAATCAAATTATAGGGTGGTATTGGAATTCGGATTATCTATGGGATAGTGCCTATGAAAAATTAATAAAATGGATCAAAAAATATAATAAAATGCCACTAATTGATTCTGCTAATTCCGATGAAAAATCTATGGGTAGATGGTGTGCTAAACAAAAACGGAAAAAAATAAATAATAAATTATCACAATATAGAATAGATCAATTGGAAAAAATAAATATTTGGTTTTGGAATTTTGATAATTTATGGAATATCAAATACTTAGAAACAGTTAACTGGATTAATCATAATAATAAAATTCCATCATGCTATACAAACAATCGTTGTGAGAAATTATTAGGTTCGTGGTGTCGTACTCAGCGAAGAAAATATAAGAAAGGCAATCTAACGGACGACAAAATAGACAAACTAAACAAAATTGTCGGATGGTTTTGGAATTTAGATAACATATGGGATGATAAGTGTTCAGAATTAGAAAAATGGATCGATCAAAATAATAAAATGCCATCAATAACTACAGTTGATCCTATAGAGAAAAGATTAGGTGAGTTATGTAGATCTCTTCGTCAAAGTTATAAAAATAATAAATTAACCAAGAAGCAAATCAAAAGACTTGGAAAAATAACGGGATGGTATTGGAATTTGGATGAAATATGGAATGTCGTATTCGCACAAGTACAAGAATGGTTTAATGAAAATGGAAAATTACCATCATCGACATCTAAAAAATCTATTGAACGCTCATTAGGTAGATGGTGTTGTAAACAACGCGTAGATAAACTACATGACCGATTATCAGATAGTAGGATAAATAAATTAAATACTCTTCCTACATGGTTTTGGAAACGATAATAAATATTATTTTTATAAATTATTTTACCAAAATAATATTAAAAAACTATCAGCTAAATATACGCTTATTAAGTCTTGGTTCCACCACCCCTATCGTAAAATGCAAATGATGTTGCCAAGCTGGCGCCAAAGGGTGCAGTAAATTATGATGAGGACAGTCTTTGTTAATCACATTATTATCTTCGTCGCAATTACATTCACATCTTGACTTAATATTTTTATCGAAATGATTGACACTAAGTGGCTCTCCATACGGATTATAAAATCTAATTTTCAGACAATCTATAGTACCCAATTGGTCCGGTTGAAAAATTTTTATTGCACCCGACATACTCCCACTGTAATGAGTATTGCTAGTGTTCCCGTCATAGTAAATTGTGCCGAAGGATTCTGATAGCAAATCATTAGTAGAAAGTCGCCGATTATCGTTATATCCGTCCATACATAAAACAACATAAAGATATTCTGTCAAATTTTTTGTCGTATCTATCTTAGGAATAATACATTCTTCGCCATTGATTGTATGTTTAGTATTTTTTATTTTTGAATAGAACGGAAGTATCGCATCTTGTAACAATATATATCTCACTTTACATATGCTCTGATTGACCACTGGATTTGGTGTTTCATAAACCACTGTTTTACCATTAACTTTTGACCGCGTAGTGTTGATAGGTCCAAAAGCTACATCGTAGCTCCATACATTAGGATATACTTCGATATTACGATCCTTGCTGTCAACAAGTATTGAATACTCAACTATTTCTTCGTTTAATATTATATCGTACAAATTATTGTGGAGTAAGTCATTGCGATTAACAAAGCCATGATTGTTGAACATACCCTTAGCATCCCCAAAACCATTTATATTTATTGGTTTTGCTGGATTAAAAGCCGAATTAAAATTTCCATACGGCGGCAACACAGGACCCAAATTGGCAGGGATAGCATTACCCACACTACTTTCATAAAATCGGTTTAATTGCTGTGTCATCGGCTGATATAATGGATTTGGTTGGTGCGGATGAAATAACAGCGGATTCGGCTCTTGATTTGGATTCTGACTCTGATTCGGATTTAGATTCGAATTCTGATTCTGTCTCTGGTTTTGATTCAGATTCTGATTCATATTTGGATTCAGACTTAAATTAGCATTCCAGACAGGATTAGTTCCTCGACTCGAATTCATTTACTATTATCAATATAATAAAAAAAATTGATTAATTAAACCATATAAATACATATCTATATATTAATGTAAAGCCATTAAATGTCTCTATTCGATTATTATACTTTTCAAACAAATTTGGCTATTGATAAAATAAATGAGGAAATTCAATTTTATGAAAATTGTGAGTATAATAGAATTCCATTGATAACGGATCATGTTGCATATCTTAAGGGTAGAATTGGTGTCAACAAATACAATTCCCAAACAGTATGCAGTATTGACAAATCCGGAAACAAATGTGAAATTAAAAAAATGAATTTGGATGAGTATACTAAAGATATGAATATTATAACATTTGATCGTCCATGGGCTAAATTAAAAGAAATCCATAAAATAATGAAAATCAATGAATTTATTGACGGTTTAAAATATGAACCGAAAAAAATTTCTACGGAACTGATTGAAAAGAATAAACAGCATATCAAAAACGAAATCATTGATGGTCTCCGAACAAAAAAATTTCTGAAAAATAAGAGTGTCATCGAGTATGATAGACAGAGACTCTGTATCACATCTATAACTAGTCTTGTTTATAATAAAAAAAAGTATAAATATGATATTGACTGGACAAAAAAATAATTGATATTTATTTACACTTAAATAAATGTCAATCATCTATATTAGACAAAATGAGCAAATCTCAATATAATCAACAAATTGATACGGTTCTTGCAGACAAGGTTAAAAATAATTCTTTCATGAAAGACGAATTATCGAACCTTGTTATTTCATCTAGTAAAAAAATTTATCGGTCAGACAAATCTGTTCCTATAGAAGAACTCGAAGTTATTGTCAAAAAAATTATTTTGGATAAGTATCAAAAAACAACTAAAAAAAATCAAACAATTTATGTTCGTAATCCGGAAATTGAATCAAATAGTACCTATAGTTCGGATATAGACATTGGTTCTTTAGATTGTGCCAATACCAATTCAGGTTCAGATTCGGAAATAAGTTTACCAGATAATATTAGTCCAGTTAGCTCAGATGGTAATTATACATCAGTGAAATCAATGTCTAAAAAACCATCCAAATCATCCTCACTAGATCTAATTGATCATACACATGATTATGTCGGTACCAAATTTAAAAATTCGGACCATATCAGAAGACAAAACAGAATTGTCGAAATTAAGAAGATACCACAATTCGAACAAAAATCCGCAGAATGGCTTGAACAGCGAAAGGAATGTTTGACGGCTACTGCAATTGCAATTGCTCTGGATGAAGACTCCCATAAGGATCCGGCATATTTGTTGTTAGAAAAATGTGGCCGGTGTCCTGATTTTATGGAAAATTTAGCGGTTCATCATGGTAAAAAATATGAAGAAATTGCGAATATGTATTATGGTTTTAGGAATAATATTAAGGTAGCGGAGTATGGAATGATTCAGCATGCCAAGTATAACTTTGTCGGGGCTAGTCCAGATGGTATTTGTGAAAAGAATGCCAAAGATGGTGTCAATTTATCCACATTGGTGGGTCGATTAGTAGAAATTAAGTGTCCATATTCTCGAAAAATTAAATTGACTGGAAATCTGGATGGTGATATTATTCCACATGATTACTATGTTCAAGCCCAAACACAATTATTTGTGACAGAATTAGATGAATGTGATTTCTTGCAATGCGAAATTGGCGAGTATGATTCTTGGAATAAATTTGTATCGGATTCTGATCCAAATATACCAACACTATCCAAAGAAACTGGATTAGAAAAAGGATGTCTAATTCAGTTATTACCGAGAAAATTTGTTTTGGAGCCAAGTGTTTATGATCCAGATGAAGCTAGAATTGAACCAACAGAGCAGGAAAATCTATCAGATGAATATATGACGTATCTATTAAGAGCCCAATATATTTATCCAGATGAATTGCATCTGTCTGTTGAACAAACTGAAAAATGGATTGCTACTCAAGTAGCAAATTATCACACGCATAAATTATTTAAAACGCATATGATTGACAGAGTTATTTATTTTAAATTTAATAAAATATCATGTCATTTGGTCAAGAAGGATCCAGTTTGGTTCCAATCAAAAATTCCAATATTGGAACAATTTTGGTCCTACGTATTATTTTACCGGGAATATCCGAAAAAATTAAATGATTTAGTTAAATATGTTAAAGAAGTCGGTATTAAAAATACTGCCATAATTTTTGAAAAAGTGAATAAAGATTATGTACGAATAAATAAAAAATCTAAATATGAACCTTTATATCAAGAAAAAAATCCGTGGCGAATTAAACATGATAAAACAGCTGCTTTTTTTGCCAATAGAAATAAAAATTCCGTTCACTAAATAAATTCTCATTTTATAATATAAAATAAGAATGAATAATAATGGATTTCCTTTGGATCAATTAGTTGAATTAACAAAAGCATATAATAGGTACGTTTCCAAATTACGATTAGATCCCAAACAAAATTTATACGGAGGAAGTGGATTAATCAAAATAAATCCAAACAAATCATATTTATTATCGGAATTGCAGGCGAAATTTAATCATGTCTGTTCCGGAAATATATCCAAACAGGATTTTATGAATGAAATTGTTAGCAAGGAATATCGAGATACTATAATTCGTGGCGGAGGATCCGCATGTATTGGACCAAAAGGAGAGACGGAATGGTTATCGACATCTGATATAGATTGTATAATGAAAAAATATGAAGAAGAATATTCGGATTTTATTTTTTTAGGAGCGGTTCCATCCGATTGTGATAAATTAAGTTTTTGTACATTATACTCATTAGATTTTGAAAAATTTTCGGAAGACAAAATAACAAAAGTGGGAATTGTTTTTAATCATGATGTTCATGGACAACCCGGATCGCATTGGGTTGGTATGTATATTAATATACCAGATGGTCATATTTATTATTGTGATTCTGTTGGTGGAAAACCACGAGGTAGGATTGGTCAAACAATTGATAAGTTTTGCGCATATTATGAAAACAAAACAAAAAAAAATGCTGTTTGTAAAATAAATAATATCAGATATCAGGGACCTAATGATAATTCGGAATGTGGGGTATATGCATGTAATTTTTTAATTAGATTATTAGCCGGCGAAACATTTGAAGAAATCATAGAAAATCCACTTAAATTCGAGGAAATTAATTCCTGCAGAAATATTTATTTTAGTAATGGACCAACAAAGAAAAAAACTCATAAATTATGTGATCCAAATTCAATATTAAAATCTAAATCTAACTCTTAGGTATATAAGTTATTTTCAGACAAATATTAACCGGCATAATAAAATCATAAAATTGGTCTAACGAATTAGTAAATCTCAAAATTAATTGTTTGAGAGTAAATCCGGATCTAACTTTTTTTAGTACAACTCCAGAAACAATTTTTTTATCAAATTCTAATGACATTGGTTCCATGGATGTTCCAGATAGGCCAAAAAATATTTTTTCGTTGCATTCGAAATCATATTTGGACGATCCGATATAAGATATTTTATCCTTATAAACAGCGGATTTATGATTAAATCCCAATACCGGAAAAATCATACCATCTCCAACTAACAAATCAAATTTCGTACCCATTGTATTACTTATGGTAATAATGCCATTATCAATGTTAAAATCCAAAAAATTTATTTGACTTTTGATATAATTCAATAGGGTTTGAATAGAATATTTTGCTGGAGGTATAATAATGCGATAAGCCTTCTCACCCATATATATAGAAAATATATTATTGAATCGGTTGATATTATTTGCATTAAATGGTATATAATAATCCACCAGAGTAATTTCACTAATTTTATTTTCCGATTTAATTTTAATAATAATATTTTTTAAATCATTGTAATCATTAGTGGGATCAAGTTTTAGATCTAAATATTCTGTGTTAGGATCCGAATCTGTATGTCTATTCGAATAAGAAATAGTTTGGATCTTATCGGAACTTTCTTTAGCTGATTTATCACTGGATTTACGATAAGCATATACTGCAGCAATTAGTTGTTTTTTTTCCGCGTCTAATTTATCAATTTGTGCATCAATGGCAACACTATTTGAGTCATTTTTTTGTCCCTGATAATAGTTTTTCGATTCAACTATGGCTTTAATTCGAGTTTCGATTTTCAATAATGTTTCACTCGTTATGCCCTTGGACAAATCAATATGATCGGATTCATCGGATTCAACCGATTCAATTGATTCGATTGATTCATCCGCTTTATTAGATTCATTAGATTCATTAGATTCATTAGATTCATTAGATTCATTCGATTCATTTGCTTCATTCGATTCATTTGCTTTATTAGATTCATTTGGTTTAATTCTAGATGCGGGTGACGAAATAGTGTGAACCATACCTTTTTCCCCAACCAGAATATTTTGAGGTTTAACCAATTTCTCCGATGTTTTTGCGCTTTTCCCGACAGATTCTTTGTGGGTATTTAATTTGGTAGATTTATTAGTGGATTTATTAGTGGATTTTTTAATTTTTTTAGTTATGGGTTCGGTCTTGTGTACTTTTTTTTCAGAATCATTTGTTAAAATTTTATAAACTTCATCCTCGGTCATCACCATATCTACTTTAGTATTAGTATTAATAATATTTTGTGGATTAAATTGATTAAGTTGGTTTATCATAAGTTGAAACATTTGTAATACCGCTGGATTAGTTAAATATTCTAAAAATATATCTGATGATATATTATTGTGTTGGACCATTCCGTTTTGTTCAAGTAATTTATTTTTTTCATCTTCTGTTAAAATAATTAAATTAGAATTAGAAGTTGATTCATAATGTTTAGAATCCGTACTATTTTTATAAATATTTTTATTTGGATACTTATTCGATAAATAAATAGAAAAATCAGTATAACATTGTTTATTAATATGTGCAATTATATCAACTAATTCAGTATCATTTTGTGGATATATGTTTAGATTATTTACATATTTTGTCATGGTTTCTATAATTATTTTTTTACATTTTGGAATAGCCGAAGAATTAATCATTAAATTTTTCATAATTAGGTCAACCACATATTGAATATTATTTTCCGATAATAAATAATTAATTAAAGA